CACATGGTGGTAATATTTTAAACAATATAAAAAAAATGAGTTATCTAGTAGCAAATTTACCACCCGTACAGTGTTATATTCGAAAAGAATTTCTTTATGATTTTCAAAAAGGTCATGGAGAATATGAACCATGTTATTGGGTGAGTGTAAAATCTGTAAAGGGTAAAGCTTTATATTTTGAAAGTCTATTGACTAAATTTGGTGCTTTATACGATAAATTACCATTATCTGCTTATGTTTGGAAAACTGATATTGTTTCACATGAATTATTCCCTTTAGACTATTTAGAAATATGGGATGCTTTTTCTTATAATATAACAGTAATACAGAAATCTACTTTAAGCGGTTTAAAATGTAAGGTTTTGATGAAAGATAAAAAGATGTATAATGGTACGTATATGTTTACAATAGATAGTTGTCACAGTGACCCTAACGAACTTAATATATCATTATCTGAAACACCAAATGAACATAAAAGTTTTAATATTATAAAATTAGATAATGGTCAATTTACAGCTCAACCAAACAATAGAGTTTTATTTTATGACCAATCTTTAACACCAAATGGTGTTACAATACCAGATTTTAAAGTTTCAACACATAGATTTAATTGTGAAGATGGTTTAAAATGGTCGGCTGGAGATAAAGATGATTTTTTTTATGAAATAAATAAAAAGATTAATTAAATATGAAACCATATACAGAACAAAAAACTGGAAACATAATTAGAAGAACATTTTCACATCTTGTTGAAAGTGAAGAATTGACATGGCATCGAGATAGAGAAGATAGAATCGTAATTCCTTTAAATGAAAACGATTGGATGGTTCAATTTGATAATGAGTTACCAAAAAAATTAAATGTTAATGAAGAATTTTTCATACCAAAAAATACATTTCATAGAGTTATCAAAGGTTCTGTAGATTTGATGGTTGAAATCATCGAAACCAAGTTTGAGGATGATGAATTGGTTGTTTATGAGGCCATTGAGGAGGGTAAAAAGAAAAAAGGTAAAAAGGATGCTTGTTACCATAAGGTAAGAGATAGATATGACGTATGGCCATCAGCCTACGCTTGTGTTCCAGAAGACACATCAAAAGCATTAACTAGAGATGGTTGGAAAAGTGTTTATGAATTAAATGTTGGGGATGAAATAATGACTTATAACATTGAAAAAGATGAATTAGAATTTAAACCAGTACTTAATTTATACAGGTATAAAGACGTTAAAACTAATATTGTTAGAAGTGGGAACAATGGTTTTATATTTGAGGCAACGGATAACCACAAATGGGTAGTTAAATTACCAAAAATTAAAGGTAAAAGATTAGAAAAATATAATAGTGTAAATGATAAAGCTTTAATTGAAACGGCTGATTTGTTGTTGAATAAAAATAACAAACATTTAGTTGTTTCAGCCCAATATAATGGTGGTGAAAATATTAAATTAGATAAAATTTTTAAATACGGAACCAACTGGGTAAAATATATATTAGACATAACTAGCGAACAAAGACAAGCATGGTTATTTAGCGCTATTGTTTATGATGGTAATCAACAAAAAGTGGAAAGGTTAACTGAAAATAAATTTAACATTGAAGAGTTAGATTGGTTATATACTAGTCCATATGGAAAACAATCTTTTGGTTTTAAACAAAAAGATATTGAACATAGAGATGCATTTTTGTTATCAGCTTTTTTAAACTCTGGTTTAGTAACATGGAAAAAAGTTAAAGATAAAGATATCTATGCGTGTCATTACAGTAGTAATAAAAACCTAAAAAACACGTCTAATTTTAAATTAGTTAAAGAAAATATTGCAGATGTTTGGTGTCCAGAAACTGAAAACGGGACTTGGGTAATGATGCAAGAAACTGATGGAAATGGTATTATAACTATAACTGGTAATTCTGGTGCTCTTGTTAAATGTCGTAAAGTTGGTGCCGCTAATTGGGGAAATAAAACCAACGAGTCAGAAGAAGGAAATTTTGAACAAACATTAAATAAAATTAAAGGATACAAATTATTCTCTGTTAAGGATTTTAATATAAAAATGGCTAATGAGTGGGTTCCTATGTGGAAAACGGAATATGAAAATGATGTCGCTAAAATAAACGAGATGGTAGCAAGACATTTTTTATATGAATTAGCACAAGAATTGGTTGGTGGTGTTGAAGAAATTGATTTTCGTAATAAGGGTAAAAATCCAGTAAATCATTTTCAAATGGAAATGTATTTGGGTAATATAATTTTACAGACTGTGCCTTTTATTTATGTTGATAATAATCATAAAGTAATTTCAAAAAGAACACAAATTGAAATTCTTAACAATGATTATGATACCATAAAAAAAATTATGGAGGTTAGTGAAGAATCAATAGAAGAAAAATGGTCTGAAAAATACAAAAGAAGCATAGATTGCAGTAATCCAAAAGGTTTTAGTCAAAGAGCACATTGTCAAGGAAGAAAGAAAAACGATGAAAACATCGAAGAACTTGAAGTTTACGAAGCTAAAAAGACTGACTTTTCAAAAGAAAAAGAACAGGGTCTTCATGGTTGGTTTTCTAGAAAAGGTGGTGAAGGAAAATCTCAAGGATGGGTTGATTGCAACACATGCAGAAAAGACCCTAAGACTGGTAGGAAAAAATGCAAATCTTGCGGTAGAAAAGATGGTGAAGAAAGAGCTAAATATCCAGCTTGTAGACCAACTCCATCTGCTTGTGGGACACCTAAAAAGGGTGAAAGCTGGGGTAAAAAAAGCAACGAAAGCTTGTCAATGTTAGAAAATTTAAGTATCTTTGAACCTAAAAACTATATTAAAAATATTTTAAGAGAATCATTTAATCAAGAAGATACTATGAGTGAACCAATGACACAACCAGCACCAGTAAAACCTAAAGAAGCTCCAGCAAAGCCATTTACTGAACCTGTTAAACAGCCAAGTAGAAAAGATAAACCATTTCTACCTATGCCTAATGTACAACCAGACCCAAAAGCAATTAAAGAAGGTAAGTTTGATTATGAAACATACCATAAAACCCTATCTAGCGCTTTAGATGCCGCTAGAAACTATAGTGTTGTTAAAGGTTATGATGAAGTTGAATTTAATATGAATGATGTTCAACATGTGGCTTATGGTCACACAGAAAGATTTAGTAAAGAATTAACAAAAAATGGTGTACCACAAAAAAAAGCTTTACACGTTCAAATCTATAGAATGGAAAGTGGTAATTACGAATTAAATATGTATATAAACTAATGAAAGATTTGTATCTAATATATGTTAATATGGTTGGTAAGAATTACCAAGGTGATTACTTATATGAATTTATTTTTTCAGACACAACCAAAAATATTGACGGTAACGAGTGGGATACATTCCCAGCTTCTGGAAGACCAGAAGCACCACATGACCATTTTATCAAAAAAGTTGGTAGACTTGAATCTGAACTTAATTTAGATGTTATTCAAAATAGTGATACATTTGCTGTTTGGGATGCTGTGGATGGTGTAATAGCTTTAGCATGGGAAAACATAAATGCTTATGACTCTTACCCAGAAAAAAGACTTTGTTTTAAATTTGGTGAACCAATTAAAGATGTAGAAACCAAACTTTATGAAAAAGACCTAATACTTAATTATAATAAACAATACCATGGAGAAAAAAAATAAAATAAACGAAGAAGAAAAGTTTAAAATCCACGTTTCTAAAAAAGACTTGGAAAACCCTAACACAACTAAACAATTAGCTGGTCTTAAGAAAAAAAACCCAAATATAGAATTTGATTTGGAGCCAACGGCAAAATCAACCACTACTTCTGTTTCATCTATGATGGAGCAACCAGAATCGGTTATTCAACCACAAGACCAAGCTACTCTTAAGTACTTGTCAAATGTGATTGATAATAACACTGGTAATATATCTCAACCATTTACTATTGCTGATAAACAATATCAGATGGTTAGAGCTATGGCACCAAATAAAGAAGTTATGTTAGGTGTTTACTGTTTTGATGAATTTGACGATAACGGAGAAAATATTATTTATCCAAGTGACCATTTTGAAAAAACAATAGCTTTACCAATGAAAGAAAAATTGGAAATGGAAAATAAAATTATTGAAATTGCTGATGAAAATAAGAGTATTGGGCTAAGTGAATATAAACACTATATTGTTAACGAAAAAACTGGTAAATTTAGAAAATTTAAAAGTGTTGAGGAATTAGCTAAAGCTAATATGAGTGAAGGTGAAAAATACATGGGTATAAAAGAATTTAAAAAATTCTTTGAGAGTAAAGTTTTTGGTTATAAAAAAAATATCGTTTCTGAAGAATCACCAACTGGTGAAGAATCTGATGAAGATATGAATGCTAAAGCTAAAAAGCTTATGGATATGATAGGTAAAAAAATTCCTTCAAACATAATTAGCACGATAAAAACACCTGTGGCTAGAAGAGAAGTAATTGCAGCATTTGCTGAAATGATAGGTGTTCCTAGAACTGGATTAGCAAATTTGATTTCTGGTTTAAAAGATATTGCAACAAATAAAACCCCTCAACAACAACAACAACAACAACAACCAGTAACTGAAAATAAAATTATTAAAGTAAAAGATATAAGATAATGGCTGATTATAGAAAAATAGTTGAGGAGGCATTAAAGAGGACAAAAAAAGAAAAAACAATAAATGAAAGTATTGTTTATCCTGATAGTATTACCGAAAGAATGCACCCTAGTTTAGAAGAAGATTTAAAGAATAGACAACATTCTTTAGGTAAACACCCTATATTTCCAGAAGATGATGAATCAACTTTTGAAGAAAAGATAATAGGTGAACGTTTTAAAGAAGTTGCTAATCGTTATAAAAGAGCTTATGATGTTGAAAGTGTAGACAACCGTCAAGTTATGAAAGAAATGATGCCATTGGTATATGAAACAATGGGTCTTGAAGCAAAACACAAGAAATCTTTGGAAAAATTAGCTGAGAAAATGGTTAGGGAAGAATTCAATATGGGTGAAGATATCGTTGAAATTCGTGCTGAATTAACATCTGAAATCAATATGGAAGGCACCAAAAAAAACCCAAAACCAATTACAACAGAAACTGAATTTAAAAACCATGATGAAATGGTTAACGCAAAAGATGAAGTCTATAAAAGAAGGTTTCTTAATGCTATGATACAAGGTGCTGCAAAGAAAACCAATCATATGTTCCACGTAGTTGATGAAGAATTGACTGATATGGACCCAAGATTACCAAATAAGTATTCTAAAATGATGGCAGCTGCTGATTATATGTATTACATTGTTCCAGCAATGGAGAAAGGTATTAGTGGTGGTATTGTTAGGGTTCAATTTCCAACAGCGTCAAACCCTAAAGCCGTTATTTATGCTCAAGCAATGGTATTCCCAGTTCTTATTCATGAATTGGTTAAAGGTGTTATGGAGTTGATGTCAGCGCATGGTTTACCAAAGGATAAAAGAATAGGTGAATATGTAATAAATAAATCCGATTTCTTGGCTGCTGAACCATGGGATATGAGACTTGGACCAGCATTATGGGGACGTTTTACTTCAATGATTGAACCAGATGATTTTCATTTAAAACATCATTTATATACAGAATTGGCTTCAATGCCAGTTAAAGAGTTTAATCTTAAAATGAGAGAGATTATGGCTGGAACAAAAGAAGGGAAAAAGATTGTTAAGAATATTCTAGATGAAATTAAAACTGAGTTTAAAGAAGATGAGTTTAATGAAGCTATGAATGAATTGGGGAATACAGATGAACCACAATTTGAAGATAAATCAAGTTATAGATTTGATGAATTATTTGGTGATGATATTGAATCGGATGATACCAAAGAAGGATATGATTTTGATGAATTATTCTAAATAAAGGCCCAATACGGGCCTTTATTCGTTATTGGTATATTTATATGTAACATAAATTATGTTATGAATTTGACAACTAACGAGATTTTTAGAGAATATGCAAAATGTTTAGCCAGTCCAGTTTATGCGATTGAAAATTACTTGGAAACATTCGACAAAACACAAGAAGGTTTTGTCCCCTTTAAATTATTCCCAAGACAAAAGGAAATCATATATGCATATGATAAACATAGATTTAACTTAGTCACAAAACCTAGACAGGCTGGTGTGTCTACAACAACAGCTGCTTATATGGCAATAAAAGTTGGTTTTGCTGATTTTGATAACCCAGAAGCCGTTCTAATCATCGCCAACAAACAAGAATTAGCTTTTGAATTTTTGGCTAAAATTAAAGATTTTCTTTCACAATTACCTAGATGGGTTTGGGGTTCCGATTATTATGGGACAACAAAAAATGAGGAAAAAAGTATTTTCCTTACAGATTCCAAAAAAGAAATAAAGCTACCTAATGGTAGTCGTGTTAAAGCGGTTGCAACATCTAAAGATGCTTTGCGTGGTTTCACACCTACGTATCTTGTTATGGATGAAGCTGCTTATATTGATAACGGAGCTGAAGTATTCGGTGCTGCATTAACTGCATTGGGTACTGGTGGTAAAGCTACATTGATTTCTACACCACGTGGTATGGACGCTTTATATTATAAAACATATGACCAAGCTAGAAAAAAAGATAATAATTTCAATATAATTGAGATGAAATGGTATGAAGACTTGCGTTATAACAAAGATTTGCGTTGGATTAAAGATGAGATAACAGAGCACGAAGTTGAATTTACATTTTATTCTTATGAGAAAAAAATAGCAGATGGTTGGAAACCAACGTCATCATGGTATGAGGAAATGTGTCGTGGTATGAATAACGATGCTAAAATGATTGCACAAGAATTGGATGTATCATTTATTGGTTCTGGTGGAAATGTTATTGATGAACAATATATTGAACATCAAAATAAATTTAACATTAGGGAACCATTGTATACAGCTGGACCAGATGGTGATATTTGGATATGGGAGGAACCACAAGAAGGTCATCAATATATTTTAGGTAGCGATGTTTCTAGGGGTGATGGGGAAGACTCATCTACGATGGTTATATTAGATTTTACAACCATGGAACAAGTGGTTGAGTATCAAGGTAAAATTCAACCAGATTTATTAGCACAAATAATTGAGGAATATGGGGATTTATATAAAGCTTATACTGTGATTGATGCTACTGGTGGTATGGGTGTTTCTACTATTCTTAAATTATTGGAATTTGGTTATAAAAGATTGCATTATGATAATCAGAATGGAAAAATATTATCATCTAAACAAAGAGAACTTACAAATTATAACAAAGATAATAAGATGCCAGGGTTTCATGCAACATCAGTTCGTTTACCAATGGTTTCTAACTTAGAATTTAAGATTAGAACTGATGCTATTAAGGTACGTTCAACAAGAATGACATCAGAAATGAAAACTTTCATTTACAAAAATGGTAGACCAGACCATATGGATGGTTATCATGATGATTTGCTTATGGCATTGGCTATGTGTTTATGGGTTGTTGAACATTCTTTTAAAAACCTTGAAAGGTTGGAGAAGCAAAACAAAGCAATGTTAAGTAGTTGGGTTGTTGGTGCACCAACAAAGAGTATTACAACTACATCGACATTTAATCAAACAACACAAGTAAAAGAAAAACCAACTGTCGTAAGTAATTGGATTGGTGGTGAAAATAAAAAAAATAAGCCAAATATAAGTCCTATAGTAAGCAGAAATATGCAAGACCCGACTGGTCAATATTCATGGTTATTTGGTGTGTCAAAAAAATAAAATAATATGTTACCAAAAAGAGATAATTGTAAAAGAACATTTGTACGTAAAGGTTATTTACCACAACTTTACACGTGGTCCCCTGGATGCACAACCTACGTACCTAATCAAGCCAATAAGTCTAAAAGTAGTGGTGGTAATTCAAATCCAACTTTTTGTAATGCAACTGCTGGGTCGCAAGGGCAAGATTGGATTACAACTTACGTATATAATATAACAGTTGTTAACTATGAACAACAGCATTCGGCTTATGTCGAGTGTGATTACGTTCAATAACATTTATTTTTTGGTAAAAAATACTATAATTATAAAAAAATTAATTTATGGCAGATAATAAAAATTTAACAATATTTCAAAGACTAGGTAAAGTTCTTAGCCCAGATTCTATAAAAGCAACACCTAAACAACAAACTTCAACTCAAAGATTTAATATCAATGGTGATGTATTGTTAAAAACTAATAATAGAGCTGAATATGAAAAAGAAAAATTACAAGCTCAACAAAACAAATATTTGTCTCAAATGTGGAAAAAGGTTGAGAGTGGTCTTTTTCAACAATCAATAAACTATGAAACAACTCGTATTGGCTCCTATTCAGATTTTGAAGCTATGGAATTTTATCCAACAATTGCCGCTGCATTAGATATAATGATGGAAGAATCAACAACTTTAAATGAAAAAGGAAAAATGTTAAATGTATATTCTGACAGTAATCGTGTTAAAGGTATTTTAGAAGATTTATTCTATAATAGGTTAGATATACATACATCTTTACCTATGTGGACTAGAAACACATGCAAGTATGGTGATAATTTTTGTTATTTAAATATTGACGAAAAGTATGGTATATTAAGCGCTAAACAAATGCCTAATTATGAAATGGAACGTAGAGAAAGTGGTTTATTTGATATGATTACTGGTCGTGAAACACCAAATAGTCAAGTGGATAGTGGTGACAAAACAAAATTTTATTGGAGAGGTCGTGACGTTGAATTTAATTCATGGCAAATAGCTCACTTCCGTTTATTAGGGGATGATAGAAGACTGCCTTACGGAACCTCTGTTTTAGAAAAAGCAAGACGTATTTGGAAACAATTAATTTTATCTGAAGACTCAATGTTAGTTTATCGTGTAACCCGTGCTCCAGAAAGACGTGTGTATAAGATTTATGTTGGTAATATTGATGATGCTGATGTTCCAGCATATGTAAACGAAATTGCTGATAGATTTAAACGTACTCCAATTGTTGACCCACAAACTGGTCAAATGGACCTCAGATATAATCAATTATCTAATGACCAAGATTTCTTTATACCTGTTCGTACTGAAGATTCACCAAATCCTATTGATACGCTTCCAGGAGCTAGCAACTTAGACCAAATAGCAGATATTGAATATTTGAGAAATAATTTATTTACAGCTTTGCGTGTTCCAAAACCATTCTTAGGGTTTGATGAAACAGCTGGTGATGGTAAAAATCTTGCACTACAAGATATTCGTTTTTCTAGAACTATTAATAGAATCCAACAATCAATGCTTCAAGAGCTTAATAAGATTGCGATTATTCATTTATATTTACTAGGGTTTGAAGAAGATTTTGATAACTTTACATTAACACTTAACAATCCATCTACTCAAGCTGAAATGCTTAAAGTTGAGCACACACAAGCTAAAGTCACACTTTATAAAGACTCTGTTAGTGATGCTGGTAATGGTTTTGGTGCTATGTCAATGACTCGTGCTAAGCGAGAAATATTGGGTATGTCTGATGATGACATTAAAGAAGACTTGCTTGAACAACGCATGGAAAAAGCAGCAGCTGCTGAATTGGCTAATTCTGCTAATGTAATTAAACATACTGGTATGTTTGATATTGTTGACAGAATATATGGTGACATGGATGTAGCACTTAAAGGTGGTGGTGAAGGAGCTGGTGGTGAATCTGGAGGAGGTAGTGAATCTAGTGGTAGTGCTGGTGGTCTAGGTGGAGCTTTTGGTGGTGGAGGCGGTGGAGGCGAAGATTTAGATTTTGGTGATGTAGAAGGTGCTGAAAGTGAAGCTGCTACTGAGGCTGGTGGTGAAGCAGAAACTGGTGCTGAAATAGCTGGTGCAGGTGAAGAAGCTACTGAAGCTGGTGCTGAAGAAACTGCCGCAACAGAAGTTACAGAATCCGTTAAAAAAATTAACAAA